ATAGCATCTTTAGCACCTACTGCTAATGTGCCGTCTGAATTGCCCTGGAGCCTGTATAACGCATTATTATACTCAATGACAGGGATAGTAGCTAAAACCTTGTAAACTTCGTCAAAACTCCAATTTTGAACCGATTGCTCGCTTCTATGTATATCTGGTTTTGATTGTCTGTCTGGTGATGCCATTACCTACTCCATTTAATTGAATTACGCTTAGCTTGATTAATCTTATTTTCAAATTTAGCATATTCTACCAATTTAGTTAATTTCATATTTATTCTATCAGATTCTTCTATTCCTGATAATTGCTCAAGTTGTTTTAGTTTAGCCCTTACAGCCACAATAGAATTATCAATTTCACCAGTAGTGACTAAATCCTGTAAGTATTGAGTTATTTCGCCTGCTTCATCATACATACTAGGATCGGCTTTATATGTTTCATTAACTCCAAAATAGTCAATAATATATGGGACACCATTGTCAAATTCATACCCTACAAAAACACCATCTGCTTTTTCACTTTCTGTTATTGGCTGTTGTGAATCTGTTTCGGGTAATTTTGTAGTATCTGAAGTAATATCCTGCACATCTGTTACTGATCTAAATGGGCTAGGATTGGTAGTCGCTTCTTCCGTTGACGAAGTTTCTGATGTCATTTACTTCCTCTGTATTTCCTTCTTGATGAGCCTTTATTAAAGCTGCTCGCATTGATTTAATTTTAGGAGTTTCATTTTGGATACGTCTTAACTGTTGTTTTAATAAAGCACGCTGAAAGTCTTGCAGTCCAGGATTGCGTAATTCTTTTTCTATAAGTTCAATGTCGTGCTTTCTATCCATAGCCGCATTATAACACAAAAGCCCTCCGAAGAGGGCTAGAGTGATACTAGGCTAAGCTAATTAAGCAGTAGCACCAGTCTTAACATTGATAATCCAATTGCTGTTAAGGACTTTAGCAACATAGCTACCAGCCCAAGCGATAGTTGAATATCTATCAGCAGGGTTGCTGGTGTCATTAGCGCCAGGAGTCTTAATGTATAGCTTTGGAGAATCAGTGGCTAGATCCATTACACCAAATGACTCTTTACCGTGAATTAAGTTACTGTATACAGTTACGGTAGAAGATGAGGTGTGACCATTGTTGGTTAGCATAAATCTAACACCAAATAGTTCACCTACTTCACCCATATATAGGTCACGTACATCACTGTAAGTTTTGGCATTAACCCAAGTAGAATCACCTACTAGGTCGTACCAGGTGTAAGGTTGAATCTTACCTAGGAAGAATCCGTCATCGTATCGAAGAGCAGAGTTTCCTTCTAGGGTTCGAACAGCCTTTTTAATTTCTGAAGCACTCATTACGTCAGATGCAGCAACGGCAGTAATGTTTGATTTACCACCAGCTAGCTGAGTAGTACCACCAGATACTAGCTCTGTTCGGCAGAGAGTATCAAGGGTTTCACCCATATTCTGACCGAATACTTCAATTTTTTCTTTGTTGTTTCTATCGATTGAGGTTGTACTCAAGAATCGAGCAATTTTAGCAACGTTACCGTACTCGGCAAGAGTAGCAGAAACGGTGCTTGCAGTTAGGTCTACCTCAGTTATACTGCCACCTTCTGTTAGAGCGGAACTTGCAACAGCTAGAGGGGTGTGACGTGTAAAGTTTACAGTCTTTCCTTCACCAGCTGGAACAGTTTTCTTCTGTGCACCTTGTTCGTGGATTAGACGCTTTAGGGCACGAGCAAGAAAAACACGCTCGTAGTAGGTAGAAATTTCCTGAGACAAACCAGTGGTTGTCTGTGCAGCCATTTAATTTCTCCTTATTAGGATACTTCTACTGGTTGAATCCGAGTTGCTCTTCCATTTCCTTTAGAGAAAGTTCAGAGAAATCTTTGCTATCACTTCCTTTTGTAGAAGTATCAGGTTTTAATGTAGTTTCAGCAGCAGCTTTTGCTACTGATGCTGATACTTCGGCATTAGATCGATTTGTTTGCCTTGATGCAACTTCCATTACATCGTCAACAATGTCTCGCAGTCTAATATCTGGATTCTTTGTACTGAGTTTTTCATACATCGAAGCAATCTTGTTGCTCAGAGCGGAGTCATATTTATCTCCGTCAGCGTTAAGCTCGGGATATTTTCGCTCGACCAAATCTACATCTCTTTCAAAGTTTTCAGCGATTTGTTTTGCTTGTTGCTTTTGCTCAAACTGTTGCAGTTTGATATCAGCAATCATTTCAGCCTGTCTGGCTATTTCTTGGTTATAATCCAACGGCTGTTCTTGATACGGCTGTTGATACTGTTGTTGGTATTGCTGATCATAACCTGTAAACATTGGATCAACAGGTTTTTGCTGTTGTTCTGACAGTTCACGAATTTTACTTGACATTTGTGCAAAGCGTTTTTCCTGACGTGGTGAACGCTTAGCTTCCTCTTCAGTACTAGTTGATTCTGTAGCATCCTCCACCCCTGCGTCACTAGCGACTTCAGTATCTACAGTATTAACCTGTTCTGTTGATTCTGTTTGTTCTAGACTGGGGGCGGTCTCAGTAGTTTCTTCTACTGGCTGTATGGTTTCATTTTCCATAACATCTCCCTTTTTTAGTTAGCAGCCCACGTTTAGCTTGCGCTCGGTTCATGGCGACACCATTGAAAGGATAGCGAATCCGTTTCTAATTCATTTATAAGGCTAATACTTAACTTTGTCAATTATAGGTATACCTTTTTCATCAACACCTTTTAATATTTTTCCAGGTTCTAAATAAAAAGAGTGTTTGAATGGACAAGAGTCGCAAACAACCTCTGTACCACGCTGAATCCAACTATGTGCAGACATAGAAGCCTTAGCCTCTGCCCACATTTGTTTCATTTGTTCTTCAGAAACTTCTATGGATTCTGGTGTTGATTCATTTTCCTGGTTTTGCATTGTTAATCTCGTTAGCTGTAGTTTGTACGATATTAAGAACTTGTGCAAGTTCATCAGCTACAAGATTTGAAACAATGAATTTCTGTCCAATTTCTTCCAGAGTGAGCTTAGATGTATCTAGTCCACTCATCTTTTTATAATAATCAACCCTATCCTGCATAAGTTTTTGAATTTCTAACCAACCTGGGTGTTCTGCTAGATTAGCAATTTGTTTGTCTTTTAGGGTAGCCTCCTGCTGCTCAGGAGTATTTTCTGGCAAAGAAACTTCTAAGCCATCTGTTATTGCGTCTGTCATTGTTGTCCTCCAAACATTTCATCAGCTATTGCTTGAATATCTGGATCTTGAATAGCTGGGTTAATTTTAAGACTTTGTGGAACATATCCGAATTGTCCTGTCTCAGTATTAGGTTGAGCAGGAATAGTGTTAGGGTTTATGCCTTGCGGTGCTACCATTGTAGGCTGTTCCATGCCTGTCTGCATTGCTTGCGGACTTTGTGGTTCAGCCATAGAAGCTGGTTGAGTTTCACCTCCCATACCACCTGGTTGCTGTGGTGGTTGGTTAAGGTTCCCCTCTCCTTCCATTTGCGCTTCCATCATTTCTTGTTGATTCATGCCTGTAATAATCTTGTCATAACCTTCAACGCCTGATGTAGCAAAGATGCGTTTCATGTGTTCGCCAACATTGTATTTTAATCCATTTTTAGCAAGTTCTTGATTAAGTCCTGGAATCTTAGATACTGCCACAAGTAAATTTGTAAGTGCTTCAGATTGTTGGGCATCATCTTTGCGGTTGGTAGAATTAGCATCAATGTAATATTTATACTTAGTATCGCCAATATCATTAGAACTAATAGTTAGCAACCCATATTCTCCTGATTCAGATACTTGAAGTATATCCTTTAGATCATCGTGTAGAGAAAGAATTTGTTCGATTTCTTCATCAAACAAATCTATTTTAATTGGCTTTGGCTGTTTGATAGATACTAAATTAACAAATCCATCGTAAAGTTCTTCAACAGCTTGTTCCATCATAAACCTGTCCCAATTATCACGGGTATTTTCACGGGCTTGTAGTAGTTTAAGAGCCTGTGGTGTCTTACCAAAGCCAGGATCTGAAGTAGTATCACTGCTTGCTGCAGTGTCGGTAGTGCCATTTTGGTTAAGAATTGAACCAATTAAGAACTGATAAGTAGATTGGAAAGTGGAAAGTCCTTGCGGGTTAGTGTTGTATGGTCGGATTGAGTTAGGAATATTCTCTAACCAACGAGCTCCTGGGCTATATTTAACGCTAGAAGCTACAATTCCATTAGGATTCATAATAGTTGGTGGGAATACTGACATCTTTACGCCATCTAGGTATAAGTTAATCAATGAATCCATAGCATATTGAAGTGTTTTACCACGTTCAAAGTCACCTAGACCATAAATAGAATCAACTAGAGGGAAACAATACTTCAATACTACAGGGATTTTACCGTTTTTGTGTGGATTAGGAATATCACGGATTACTTCATTGTCATAATCAGGGCAGAACATTACCCAATGTCCATCTTTGCCAGCTTCATAACGAGTGACTATTTTAACTTGAGAGGCTTTGCCTTTAGTAGTTTGAGTGTCTTGTTGTCTTTCGCTTTCTACATAAGATTCGTCACGAGATTCTTTTTGCATCTTAGAACCTTCTTTAGCTGAAGCAATGACTTTTTTTAAGCACGCTTTATCCCAGTCGCCAACCTTAGATTTAAGTTTAGATTCTAACCATCTAACAGAAACGTAAGTTTCTACGTGGCAATAATCTGAATCCTGAATAGAAGTTTTACCTCGTTGTGGTATCCAGTTACGAATTGGAATTAACCAGCAATCTGGTCCTACATAGTCATCATCTATGCGATAATCATACATCATTGGCATCACACCATATACCATTGAATATAAGTCCCACATACGCAGTTTGGTTAGGTGGGTGTATTGCGAGTTGGCGTTAGGCTGGATGTAACGCTGTAAGATAATGTCCATTAGCATCGACTTGCCTTTGTCTTTGATTGATAGGGCTTTTACCATACCTGATGGAAGTTGTCCCATAACACGACCTGCCCTTTCCCAAATAATCGTGGAAAGTCGAGAGTCGGTTACTTTAGATTTGAATGACATTGAATCTTCTACTTTAGAAATAAGCATTGATTCTTTTTCATCAAACGTATCTACAATAGTTTGTATAGCATCTTTATCTGTTGCATATTCTTCAGATATTTTTTTTATGTCCATAATTCTCCTTTAATTAGAATCGTGGAGTCCCTCTCCTATGATTAACTTAACTATAAATTTATTTATTCTTCTGGTCAATGTTCTTATATTCTATTTGCATATTGTCCTGCTTGATAAGACGGGTTACTTTACCTTTGTTTAGAACCACTGTAAAAGATAACGAGCCTGTATAGTTGGCGTTGGTAGCTTCTTTGATGACTTGCATAATAATAGCTGCTGCGTTGGCATTGTCAGATGGTTTATGAGATTCAAATGCGTGAATAATAATTTGATGTGTTTTTTTGGTGTGGCGCTTAACAGTTACCATTACATCGCCGTATTCAACATCTTCAATGATTTTAGATAAATCTTCTAAGTAGTTCATCTATAAAATCCTCCATCAAATAAATCTTCCTGAGGGAAATCGTATGATTGGTTAATATCGAATTTATAATAAAGAGCAGCATAGCGTAAGGCATCTAACCCGTGGTCGTCTTTCTTCATAGGTTCTTCTTTTTCATTTTTATTGGCATTAGCTGTTTTAGGATAGCGGTACTTCTCAAACTCTTCAATTAAGTTTATACACACACTTGAAACAAATAACTTAGGTTTTGGTTTGCCTACAAGTTGTTCACGAGGTTTAAGTTTTTCTTGTAATAGATTAATACCTGCTGATATGGAGTCTTTGCGTTTAGATATTGGAACAGTAGGAATGTTTTGCTGATTAAGGTTAGCAATGTGTTCGGCTTGGGCAGAGTCACCTATATAAGTAAGGATATGTTTGCCTGCGGACTTCTCTTTGATTATCTCGGCTATTTCGTTAATAGTCTTGCCTCGTTCATAGACTTCATCATAGACCCACCAATTCTGGTCATAATCAATGAGGATATAAAGAACAGCGGTGGGATTAGTGAACCCAAAGTCTATCCCTACGATATGAGTTCCGGTATGGGGAACTTTATCTGGAGTAACTACATGGACACTTCTATCGAAGGTTTTGTAAACTAATCCTTCCATCTTCTTAAACTCAGCCATATATTCCTGAGCAAATTGATCGGGATTATTTTCGGCTTGTAATCTGTCAATTTCTTCTGGTGAGATGATGGGGTTGTCATATGGCGTAGCGTGTGAATAGAACCAGTTCTTACGTCCTTTGGGGTGAATATGCTTGAATCCCCCGGTCTCAGTCTTATCGTAGCCCTGAGCGTACATATAGAGGTCATAGAAGTGGTTGAAGCCATTAGGGGTGGAAATAAACATTGCCCAGCCTTTAGTTGTAAGTAGCATCGGTTCAAAGACGAGTTTCCAAGCATCAGCATCGTGATAGGCGTATTCGTCAAAGACTAATCCCATAACTTCCGTACCACGCAATTTATCGGCATCATCAGAACCTTTTAGTTCAATGGTGGAGTTGGGTTTTTTAGTGTCGTGTTTGATTCCATTGACTTCATCTTCAATGTAATTAAGGGTTATTGATAGATCAACATTGTTGATATCTTTAATAAGTTCTTTGGGGATCAATGTTTTGATATATTGTTTCCAATAAATATCTTTGGCTTGTTTGTAGGTTGGTAGGACTATCCAATACCTTCCCTGACGACGCAGAGCTTCGTATAACGTGTATTCAAGGGCAAACATAGACTTACCTGTACGTCTGCCCCAATTAAGCACTTTGAAGCGGTCTGGTGAGTTATGAACTTCTAACTGTTTGGGGTGAGGTGTGTACAACATTAGATGCAGGGTTCTTTCTTTTCGTGGAAATTATGGCATTTCTTACAAAACTTTTTCATTGGCAACCTTTCTGCATACATTTAGAGCCAGTATAGAAGTGTCCCTTTTTGCATATCCTAGAAGCCTTATATGTATCTAGAATAATTTTTTTGGGACCCCTATTAGTAGGTTCCAATTTTTTTTCGGGACTCCAATAATCATTTAATAGGTCATTGATTAGTTGGGATTTATTCTCGACCTTATCGAATCTTACTTCGTTATGTATATACAATAAATATTTCTTAGCCATTGTATATACA